GTCGTATGTCATCCCATTTTTAATCTGGTTAAACTCATCTAAGCTAATTTTCTCGTCATTATACGTAACTGCTTCCCCAAAAACATCAAACATAACTTTATCGCCAGTGACAGTAAGATATATTTCTCCAGCTTCTGACTGCTTGAGGTAAATGGCGCATCGTGTAGTATCTTGGAGTAATGGAGCATTCTTAGATAGCTCGACAAGAGTTGATTTAATATCCTCCCAGTTAGCTGGCGCAGACCCCGCTTCCTTCGCTTCTTGTATAAGCGCGGCTATGTCAGGGTCATAGATACTCACTGTGGTCATATCTCCAAATAGGGAGATCTCTATAAATGAGGTATCACAGAAGGACGAGAATGTAGCAGTGATATTGTCTTTTATTGGGTCACTTTCGGGTGTGGCTACAATGGTCTGTTCCGGGGGAGGGCTTTTGCTCACATCTACTGTTGACTCAGCAGTACAAGCGGACAGCGGGATTATTAGCGCCAATCCCCAAGCGGCCATTCTTTTCCATCCCATTTCCCATTCTCCTCTCTATTTTACCGCACTCTGGCGGTTCTTTTACGCTCATGCAAAAGTCCGATAATCCGTGCATTATATCGGAAGGCGATCAAACGCGCACAGAAAATTTACACTTCTTTTTTGGTGATATTCCCATCTTGAAAAATGGAACTAATGTTCTATAATAATAGTCAACAGAAACAAATTTTCCAGCATCGACAAAACCTGACAGAATATAAGGTAAACAGGGCGTATAGTGCAAACAGAGGCTACAAAATGTGCCAAAATTAGAAAAATTACATAGTTCTGATTGGGAGTGGCACAAACTGGGAGGAGGGCGCGAAATGACGCCGAATGGAGAAACTGTTGATATGCTTAAAAAAGAGATTGAACTTGTCATGGAGCGGAACAAAAATGAAACTTATTTGAAATCGCTCCTTACGCGCGCCCTCGTCCTCGAAAAACTACATAATAAGTGATAAAAAAGGCTCCGGGAAACCGGGGCCTTATTTTTTTGTAAAGCCGTCTATCAGTTTTCTGATGGCGGCTTTTTCGTCGTCTTCCATAAACCAATATGCCTTAATAATCCGCTTAATCAGATCATCATCAGACATGTGGATCTGCTCCATGACTTCGAGGAATTCCTCGTCCTCGTCCCTCTGGATATGGGGATCTCCTTCTCCGGTACGCAGCCAGAGCTCGGAGATGTTAAATTCACGGCAGATGTCGGCAATGGTGCGATCGCTAGGAATGCAGTTTGGATCTTTTCCTAATTTGGAAATGTATGCTGGAGTAACGTTAATTTTACGGGCAAAATCACTTTTGTTTCCGCCCTTTTCTTCAACCACTTCCATAATTCGCTCAGCTATGGTTTTCACTATTTACACCTCCTACTCTGTACAACGAAGTATATCATGGAGATAATCAAAATGCAAGAGAAAAATTCAACTGGGTTGAAATAAATGCTTGACATTTAAACTTGGTTGATATATTATTGTACCAGGTTGAAAGCTTGTCAGGAGGTGAAACTATGCATGTGAATTTGGAAAACCTGGCCGATGCCCAGAGTCTTGCCGACAACCTGGCCCTTCTCCCCAAAGAAGCGCTCCTCTATATCGCTGGATATGCTGAGGGGCGGCGGGACAGGCCCGCGCGGAAACGCAAGAAGAAAGATAGCACCAATGGAGAAAAAGAAGCCCGCCCCTGACGGGGCGGGGAAGGAGGTAAGTGGGGTGAAGATCATCATTGAGGCTGATTCTAAAGAAATTGCTGACCTCGTACTTACACTACAAGGCCAGCAGAATCAAGATGAAATTGCTAAGAACTATGCGATAGATATATTTGGAAACAAATACCTCAATTACGAAAGTGGGGGCCGTGGATGTTCCAATGGATAGCTTTAGCTTTTGCTGGTTTTGAAATTGGGTACATATTTATTTACTGGCTCTTTGATGAGGAAATAAATGCGACAACGGTTTCTGTGCTTTCCGCAATAACGATTTTTTGGATAGCAATGCATTTCCTTGTTTCATAAATTTAATGGAGCACAACAAAAAGCGCCCCGGCCAGTGCACCACCACCGACCAGGGCATGACACCACGTAACCCAGCTACGAGGTATCGGAGACAGTATATCACATCCTCCGGCCTCTGGCAAGATTGGAGGATTTTTTATGACCAAAGATGGACAGCTCAACGAGAGCAGCACGAAGCGGGAGATTGAGAACCGCTTCACAAATGCACGCCGCGTCATGGACGACCTATGCCGGGCTTACTATGGGATGACCTGGGACGAGCATGAGCGGTTACATGGGAAGGAGGAGAACGGGAATGAACACTCAGAGTACAATCAGCCGGGCGATTGCTGAGAAACGTCGGCTAATGTTTGAGCGCCACGGAGGGATTATGTCCCCGGTCGATGTTGCGCGAGAGCTTGGGTACTGTCCGCGGGCATCCAGCGGCGACCGTTGGGCGGCGGAGCATGATATACCAGCAATCCGTATGGGGCCTCGCAAGCGGGGCTATGAGACAGATTTGGTGGCAAAGGCCATCGTGCAGGGGAGGGGAATGGTATGAGCGAGACCCAAAATGAGCGCGACAGGCGCGCAAAGGCGTACAGCTACCGGGCCTACCGCCGCCGGGTACAGCAGGCGCAGGCGGTGGCCCAGCGGGTACAACTGGCGGTGGTTGCCGGAGCGGCGCTGGTGCTGGCTATTCTGGTGGCAGCGAGCCTATGAAAAAGCAACTGATCGTGACTACCGTATACCTGTTCTTTTTGTTGGCGCTGGTTGCACTAGTTGAAATCATATGGAACCAGGAGCCAGAGCAACCGGCCGTTGAGACCCTGGCGGCAACCACCACCCCGTCCCCCACGCCAACCGGCCCGCTCACCATCCAGATCACCGGACTGGAGGGCGCGGAGAGCATCGACGATGTGTGGGCGGTCATCACTATCCCGGAGCAATAAAAGCGCCGCTCCCCGGTGTGCGAGACCGGAGGGCGGCAAGAGAAAGAACATCTGCCCTTATTTTAGGGCACGAAGGAGGGAAAGTCAATGCTGAATACCAGAAATATTTCAGCCCTGCTGCGCTGGGCGATGGAGAATATCGGCTACCCAATCGACGAGATTAACGCCCTGGACGGGACAATACATATCCGCCTCTCGGATGGCCGAACCGGATTCCTTTATATGGGTGAGGATGGCTGCCCGCGGGCGGTGCTTCCGGCGATTGCCTGATATGGAGTGGTGGCTTCCATTTTCACCATACCGGGATATGCAACAGGATCCAACCGCAGGGAATTGCCCAAATTGCGGAGCAGAACTTTACCAAAACGAAGAAATGTGCCAGAAATGTAAGGAGGAACAAAATGACACTGTATGAAATTGACCAGGCGATTCAAGGTCTGGTAGACCCGGAGACAGGGGAACTAATGGACTATGAGGCGTTTGCCGCGCTCCAGATGGACCGGGACGCCAAGATTGAGAATATGGCCCTTTGGTACAAGGATTTGATGGCCGATGCCAAGGCCATCAAGGAGGAGGCGGACACGCTCAATGAGCGCAGAAAGGCCCTGGAGAACAAGGCGGAACGGCTGAAATCCTATCTGTCCCTTGCATTAGACGGCGAGAAGTTCCAGACGGCCAGGTGCTCCGTCACTTTCCGCAAAACCTCGTCCATTCAGGTGTCCAATCCGGAGGCCCTGATCCGCTGGCTGGAGCAGAACGGCTATGATGCGGAGTGCGTCAAGTACAAGGAACCAGAGGTCAGCAAGACTGGCATTGGCAAGCTCATTAAGGAGGGCGTGCCCGTTCCATATGCCTCGATTGAGCAAGGCCGCAGTGTGGGGGTGAAGTGATGGACAAGTTCCGTCTGCTGGAGGCTTCCGACATTGAGGTGAAGGTCAAGCAGGTCAAAAAGAATGGGGCGGTTCTCCTGCTTTATAAGACGGCCAGGACGGATATGGATATCCTGGATGAGACGGTTGGCTCTGAAAACTGGACGAACGATTACCGGGAAATCAAAGGGAACCTGTATTGTGGGATTGCCATCCGTGAGGGAGACGCCTGGACGTGGAAGTGGGATTGTGGAATAGAGTCCAGGGAGGACGGCGAGGGCAACGAGAAAAAGGGGGAGGCAAGCGACGCATTCAAACGTGCTGGTTTCCGATGGGGCATTGGCAGAGAGCTTTATACCGCCCCGTTTATTTGGGTACCCTCTGAGAAAATGAACATCCTGGAATCCAATGGGAAGTTTCGTACCTTCGACACCTTCTCGGTTGAGAAAATTGCTTATGGTGACAACCGTAGGATTTCCGGTTTATCTATCCTGAACAACCGGACAGGAAAGCGGGCGTTTGTATGGGCTATGAGCTGATAAACGAGATCGGCGCAAAGTCCGCACTCCTGGATAAGGCAATCGGGCAGCTCGGAGCCCGCGGCAGAGCATATGCGCAGGCGGAACGCGATTACAGGGTAGCCCTCCGAAAAGCTGTTCTGGAGGCCAGGGCGGAGGGCACGCCTGTAACTATTATCTCTGATATTTGCCGTGGTGACGCGGAGATCGCCCGACTACGCTTGGAAAGAGATATTGCGCAGACAGTGTACGAATCCGCACGGGAGGCCATACAGGGCTACAAACTGCAAATTCGCATCCTGGACGCGCAGTTGGAAAGGGAGTGGGGGCGTGCATCGAGAGACTAAGGCCACCGCCATATCCGCGGCAACCAAAAAGGCCGTATGGGAGAGGGATTTTGGGCGGTGCGTACTCTGCGGCTCCATCAATGCGGGGCCACACTGTCATTACATACGGCGGAGCCAGGGCGGTCTTGGAATTCCAGAGAATATTTGGACAGGCTGCCAGCGGTGCCATGCGGCATTTGACAACGAGGGGGCGGATGGTCCGCTTCATAAGCAGATGCAGGACTACCTCCGCACTTTATACCCAGGATGGGATGAATCAAAATTGATATACAAGAAAGAAGGGCCAAAATGCTAAATAGGGTTGTGATCCAGGGCCGCATTGGAAAGGACATCGAACTGCGTCACACGCAGTCCGGTGTCTCGGTGGTCAGTTTCTCCATCGCGGTTGACCGGGATTTTAAAGACAAGGCCACTGGCGAAAAAACCACCGATTGGGTTAATGTGACCGCATGGCGATCCACGGCGGAGTTTGTAAGCAAATATTTCTCCAAGGGCCGCATGGCTGTGGTAGACGGCAAATTGCAGACAAACACTTGGACAGACAAGGACGGGAACAAGCGGTCTAGTCTGGAGGTCGTGGCTGATAGTGTGTACTTTGGCGACAGCCGGAAGAAGGAATCGGAGGGGGACACACCAGAATCTGACCGCCCAGAACAGAATGGGCAGGAGTTCTCGGAGGTGGACGACGACGGAGAGCTCCCGTTCTAGGGCGGTGATGGGTTGACTTACATTGATTACCTTAATGAGTTCAACCGTTGGATCGAAAACAACCACTTGACGCTTCCGGCGCAGGTCTTGTACTTCAGGCTGCTGAACGTATTTAACCGGGCTGGGTGGCCTGAGTGGGTTCCAGTAGACACCATTCGGTTGCAGGTAATGACAAATGGATTGTCAAAGCCATCCGCTTACAGAGCGAGGGACGAGCTTGTAAAGGCTGGATTTATCCGATACCAGCAAGGGAAAAAAGGGGCCCCGAGCCGCTATTCCCTATCGGAACAATCAAATTCTGGTATTGATTCTTTACAGGAAACGTTACATAAACCTTTACAGTTTCCTTTACAGAATCCTTTACAAGAAACTTTACCCATATATAAGACTAAGACTAAGACAAAAGAAAAGACTCCTACGGAGTCAAAAAGAAAAGTGTTTGTTCCTCCCACGGTGGACGAGGTGAGAGAATACTGCCTTGCACGCAAAAACGGCATAGACCCGCAGGAGTTTGTGGACTACTACGCGGCCAGAGGGTGGATGCTGGGGAAGGCCAAAATGAAAGACTGGAAAGCTGCTGTGCGGACGTGGGAGAAGCGCAGGAAGGGGGGGAACCATGACCAGCCAGAGCGATATTTCACTGCTGCTGACATTCCGGGCAGAAATGATTGACCCATCCCTGCCGACAGGACTTTGGTGGTGCGCTACGCCGGAGGACGCGGCGGCGGTTGGTATTAACGCCGTGTGCAAGAACAGATACGCGGCTTGGGAGGACTTAGCTGCCTGCACGGAGTTTATCACCCAGTTCTGCTATGTGTTCGTCGCAACACCAAACGATGCAGACCGGGAAGAGATTGTAGGCCAGCTCCAGAAGTGGGTGCCGGTCACTATCCTTGTGGCGGATAAGGCGGCGTTTCGCGGGAATGAATCAGTGGTCGAACTGCTGGACAATGCTGGCCCAAAGGCGGTAGAAAGCCTTTTGTTTGGCGCTTTGGATGTGCCGAGGCCGGGGCTGATTGACCTGTCGCAAGTGGAGATGGACGCGCCCATTTCGCAAAACCGCATGATGTCCGGGCTGGTGCCGCTGGACTACTGCACCGGCGGATTCCGGGGAGGCGAATTGTCAGTATGGACAGGCAGGCGCGGCGAAGGGAAATCGACGCTTCTCGGGCAGATGCTCGTGGAATCAATCAACCAGAACCGAACTGTATGTGCCTATTCCGGGGAGCTCCCGGCGAGGCAGTTCAAACGGTTTGTGCTGCCGCAGATCGCAGGGCCGAGGAATCTTGTAGAGCAGCCAGACCCCAGAACGGGGCGGATGGAGTACGCGCCGTCAAAAGAAGCTGTTCGGGCGATTGACCAATGGCTGGAAGGGAGCTTTCTCCTGACCGATTTGCGACAGTCAAATGCCCATGACGAGGACAACATACTGCGCCTGTTTGAGTATGCCTACCGCCGATACGGGTGTTCGGTGTACTTGGTGGACAACATCATGACCGCAAGTCTGAAGGGAGAAGTGGAGCTTGGTCATTATGGGGCCCAGAAAGCTTTTACGCAGAGACTCAGCGCCTTCGCAAAACGCCACGATGTACATGTGCATCTGGTGGCCCATCCCAGGAAGGCTGGAGAGGAGCGGGGACTGACAGCAGACGACGTTGCGGGGGCGGCGGAGATTACCAACCTCGCTGACAATGTTTTTTCTGTTGAGCGGGCAAAAGAATCTGACGAAGTTGACTCCAGGATCAGGATTATCAAGGCCAGAGAGACCGGCAGCCGCGAGGTAATCCCGTTGATGTTCGACACCAAATCACGGAGATACTACGACGCGGGAGGAAACCCGACAAAGAGATATAGTTGGGAGGCAGCCAGAGATGGACATGGATAAGGCGATAGGCATAGCGGCGGAAGAGGCCATGCGTCATATGAAAATCGGTATTTTTGCGTTGGACGGAGGCGGAGTAGAATTGGCGAAGGGGCATTTCGAGGTGGCCTATGCGCTGTTTGCCCTAGTGTTGGAGCGGAACGATGGAGAAAATCACGTTTAACATACCATACCCGCCCACGAAGAAGGGCAAGTCGGCCTTCTGCCGCCGGTTTGGGCTGAACGCCTACTACTCCGGCAAGCACTGGGCGCAGCGGAAGAAGGACGCTGACGAGCTCCACGCGCTGACTCTGGCCGCGCTGAAACAGGCCCGAGTGCGGCGCGGGATGGTACGGGGGCCGGTCTCCATCACTTTTGCATGGGACGACGGGCTGGACATTGACAACCACGCAGCCATCGCCAAAGCCGTGGTGGACGCGCTCAAGGGATACCTGCTGCCGGACGACGATCACCGCTGGTACAGGCAGGTCATACATAGGCTTTGGGACGGGGGATGTATCCGGGTGGAGGTGGAGGAGCTTTGATCACCAGAGACCCCTACGGCATCAGCGGAGCGGTGGCCCCCTGGCGCAGTCTGGACGCAATTGAGCCGATCGTGGAGCGCAATATCACGGAGCGGGACGCGGAAGAGGCGGCAATCTGTGGACAGTGCCCGCTGCCGGACTGCAACCCGAAAAGAGTTGGCTGCCTCCTACATACCAGAGCGAAAAAGCCAAAACCGTCCCGCGATTTGCTGGAGCGCATGGCGCTGGACGGGTATGGGCCGGAGACGATAGCCCAGGCCACCGGATACTCCATATCAACCACCACAGAGTATATGAAACAGTTTTTTAGGGCGGGACCATGTGAGCGCTGTGCGTCCAAGAGCATTTGTGATGCAGTCGTCGGGACGTGTAGCCGTAAAGAGCGATGGAAAGCAATCAAGGAGGTGCCGAACGATGGACGATAAGACGAGCGCCCTGCTGGGCGACCACGAAGCGGCCAAGCGCCTGACGGAGGCGGGGGTGCTGCTGCCGTGTCCATTCTGTAAGGGAGAAGTGCGGAGAGTAATTGGTTTTGGTGGCCTGAATTTTTTCAGGTGCAGAAAGTGCGGGGCTGTGGTGAGTTTTGACAACGACTACTACAACGCCCACAAAGATGAGGCAATTACCGCCTGGAACACCCGGGCGCCGATTCTGAGCGCGGAGGAGATGGAGATGCTGGAGGCGCTGAAAGATGGCAAGGGCGATTGATGCAGACCGACTGAAACAGGCCATAGACCATGATTATTATGAGCATTACACCAAATATCACGATAGCGACCAAACAGCCCTGATTGATATGGTGATGGACGATATTGACGAGATGCCCACCCTCACCCCGCAGAACGAGCCGCTGACGCAGGCAGACCTTGATAGCATGGACTATGACAAGGTATGGATTGACTATGGGGACGACGGTGAGTGGGCGCTGGTGGTAAACGGTCGAATCTATTGCCTGGCAGTACTAGAGGGCGCCGGGTTCGAGGACATCTTGCGGGAGGAGCTGGGCGGTGAGACCCTGGATCGCCCCAGTGGAGATTACACCGTGTACCGCCGCCCGACGGAGGTATCGCCATGAGACACCAATACACCCGCGCAGAGCTGGAATCCATCACCCAGGAGACCGCAATCTACATTGAGGGAACAGGGATAGCCCAGCTCCAATGGGGCGGCCTGGAGATTGCAGAAGGGTGCAGGGATGGATATCTGTACTGCAAGCACATCAAGCCGTTTGCAATGGAGCTGTATAATAGATACTGGACGGCCTTTGATGGGCCGCCGGAGGAGGGGTGAGCATGGATAGACTGACATACTGGTGTGACAATTGGCATGGTGGTGGAAAATGGTTTGTAGCTATCGATGCCGAAGGAAGAGAAGATTACGGTCCGCACGTTGACCGCCTCGCAGCCTATGAGGAGGCTGGCTTGGAGCCGGAGGACTTCAAACGAGCATTTAGTGAGGATACTATTTTGAAGTTGGCTGGGCAAGCCCTTGGCATAACGCCTGACCGCCTCCGCGAACTGGCCCAGACGGACAAAGACGGAAAAATAAAAGCGTACATCGTGGATAGCTTTTATTGCGATATCTGCCAGAAACGGCACGCCAGAACAAAAGAAATTGAGGTCTATTTAACCCGCAACGCTGCCGAGGCCGCACTACGGAGGGAGCAGGATGGCTGATATCCTGACGATCATAGCTGCTGTGGAGTGGATGGCGCTTGGCCTGCTTGTCCTGTGGAAGCTCAAGGGGTGGAACCGAAAGATGGAAGAGTTATACGAAGACATGAAGAAACAGTGGGAGGCGGAGGAATGAAGGAGTACATCGAGAAGGCGGATGCTATCAATCTGCTATGGCTTTTCGCAGACGAATCATGTGCCTCTGTTGTTTCGGACTTTGAGGGGCTCCCCGCCGCCGACGTTGCCCCGGTGCGGCATGGGAAGTGGAAACCCGTAAAGTATAATGCATGCTGTTCTTGCGGGAAAAGTTATGGAACATATCATTTTTTGTGTTCTGCTTGTAACCACATTGCGTATAGCCAGCCTTACAGGCTAACGTACTGCCACAACTGCGGCGCTCGCATGGACGAGGAGGCCGACCTAGACGAAGCCATCGAAAAGTACCTGAAAATCAAGGAGGGGGGCCAACATGGACAAGCCTAGAATTTGCAAGGTGCTGGGGGTTGAGGTAAACGAAGAATTTACATACGATTTCGGCGCAAATCAGGTAAATAGAGGCACCCTCAAAATTGGAGCAGACGGGAAGCGATATTATAAGACGGGAGATCTCTGGAGCCCTTGCTACAATGAGGATGATTTGGCTGTAATTATCAACCACCCCGACCGCATCATCCGCAAGCCCCGCTGGACGGAGCAGGAGGTGGAGAGGGCGAAGGCTATCAAAGTGCTATATCCAGTTGTTAAAACATTGGCATACGTTGATATAGTGGGACAGACATTTTACATGTATGATGACGAAGACAACTATAAGGGCAGTCTTGATAACCTTGATGAAACGTTTCCTACGCTGAGGAGCATAAGGCGGGCCACATTGGACGAGATCATCGGAGGTGCCCAATGAAATCCCCTGAGTGTGTATGCAAAACGTCAGAAGAGTACATTCGTGTTGCGTTAGCTCTAGAAACTCTTGCTTACCATGACAAAAACTACTTAGACAGTACATTCGCAAAGAGCAATGCTGCTATCAGTGAAGAGATACAGGCTTGCTTGCAGAAGGCTTTAACGATGATGGAGGAAAAACAATGAGAGAAATCCTTTTCAAAGCCAAGCGGCTGGATAATGGAGAGTGGGTGGAGGGAAACATTGTGGCTGTCCCGGAAGATGCCGACTTTATGCCTGGAGCGTACATTCTACCGCGGTTGGTATCGGCCAGGGCAGACCCGCCCACAAAAGGGAGGATCATGCTAGGCGGATTCTTTGAAGTTGACCCCGCCACGGTCTGCCAGTACACCAACATCGACATACAGCGAGAAGCGTGGCCGTCCTCCGAAGTACACAAGATTTTTACTGGCGATATGCTGGGCGAATGGGGCGAGGACGAGGAAGGCAACGAGTGTGTTTGCATCCTCGGCGTCGTGACCTATTGGGAAGATGAAGGACGCTATGTATTGGCAGACGAGGACGGGTTGTGCAACGACTGGACGCTGGAGGACGAAGCGAAGCCAGAGAATTGGCCCAACCTCATACACTGCGGCTCCATCCACGACGGGGAGGGCGGGCAACATGAGCGAGTGGATTAGCGTCAAGGACAGGCTGCCGGAAAGTCAAGCGGATGTCCTTGTGGTGGCGTTTTGGCATGAACGCTGGCAGACCATGATGGGCTGGCATAGTGACATGGGAAAGAAGTGGCGTGTCATTACACCACACGGAGAAAGAGAGCCGGGCGGTGTCACCCACTGGATGCCCCTCCCAGACCCGCCGAAGGAGGGATAGCCCTTGAACGAGTTCCCGGAGAGGCTGCGACGGTTAAGAGAAGAGAAAAGACCAGTCAAAAGCATGGTGACGGTTTCGGAGTTATGCGGGCTACCGAGTGGTGCGGTAAGAAAGTATGAGCGTGGGGAGGCGCGTCCTAATATGACAGCCTTGATTGCATTGGCCGACTACTATGAGGTAAGTTTGGACTACTTAACAGGGCGAACAAATTTCAGGTAAAATTTTTTAAATTGTCCTTTTTTGGACAGCAAAGAAAGAATCTTACTTTAAAATGGGAGTGTGGGAGCGTATACCCCTGCGCTCCCATTCTCTTTCATTCCCCTTCCTCCTTCACACGGATGGGGTGGCGTCGGTGCATCTGCCGCCACCCCCTCTGTGTGCAATATGCCGCCGGTCGAACACCACCCCACTATTCGGGGCATGAGGGGTCGCACCCTTCGGGCGGCGAATGACGGTGGAAAGACACTACACCAGACTGCCGGAGCGTCTAGGCGCTGGGAAGAGTAAGACGCGAGCCGCCTGTCATGGAGGCGGAAGCGGTGGCAGCTATGACCTGCCCCGGTGTGCCGACACATAGAAAGCGGATGCGCCCGGCGGAGCGTGTAGAGACGGAATCCGCCGATATGCAGGAGCCAGAAGCAGGGTGATCTCCAGGCTGTGCAACTCAGTCCGCCTGCTATATTGGGTCGCTCCCATCCGTGGAAGCCGGACGCTTGTGTAGGGCGATAGCTACCAGCGCTATCCCGCTGAAAACTACCCTGCGAGTGGCTAATCATGATGTCGCCACCAAGGCTAGGGCGTGACAATCTAAGCGGGAAGCGCACATATACCGAGTGCAGTAGCAGAAGCGGAAGCGGCGGCCCATTACGTCGCGGACGTGTGGCGGCTCAATGCCGCCTCTCGGCTCCAAACGCAGAGGGAAAGCAAAAGAGGCACTGCGCGATTAAATTAAATGCCAATGGGCGGCTGGACAACCTACTGTCCGCCATATGCCGCTCCTCGCCGCTTGAGGCGGGCGGTGGCACCACAAGCGCACGAGCTGGAGAGGGCAAAAAAGCCGCCCCAGGAGGGGCGGCAGGATTAGCTCAGAATTTCTTTCAGTTTGTCCAAATTCCCGGCATTGGGGCTGACCTTGCCGCTCTCCCAGCGGGATATCACGGCCTGGTTAACGTCCATCGCATCCGCAAGCTGGGCTTGAGTCAAGCCTTTGGCCTTTCTGGCGGCGGCAATATCAAACTCGACAGACGCAAGGGGACGCTTGCCTTTACCGGCAAAATAGCCTAACTGCCAAGCCCCCTGCATTTCAAGGGGCTGGAACTTTTCAGACCCTCCCTCCACGGGCGGGTCAATGCTGGTGATCTCGCAAAGCGCCTCAGCAACCTGCCGGTCGAGATCCCTCTTTAGGAGGCCAAGCCTGTGAGCATCAGAAATGACTCTGGCGAGTGCTGTATACGGGCGCTGAGCGGCAAGGGTGAGATCCCCTCCGATCTCCTGCGGATATGCCGCCGCGTTGAGCCGACCGAACACCCAGCCAAACACGTATGCTCCTCTGTTTGTCATCAGCAACCGACCTCCTTGAAATAACGGTATTCCATTTCGTCATAAACATTGACCTTGATCTCAACCTTGCTGTCAGGATACTGGGAGGCATAACGAGCGGCACAATCCTCGGCTCCCTTCTTGTCGTCCATATAAGCACCCGTCATCCAGCCGTCTTTGCAAACGCAATATTCATAGTGTTTCATGACTTTACCTCCTATATTGTTCCTTTTACTTTTTATGACTTAATTATATCATAAAATATGATATTGTCAATACATATTTTGAAAAATATTTGCCGCCCCGCAGTTGCAGGAGACGGGGGTGGCCCCAACGAGAGGAAACGCATGGCGGGATATTCCACCGCCGCCTCTCAAACAAAAGATCAGGGCTAGGCCGACGGGCCGAAAAGGGAGGTGCCACCTTACTCCCCTGCCCTGAGTCAACATAAAGGTGGGAAGCAAAACAGAAAGGGTGGTATCTACATGAACGAACTAATCAAAGTTGACTTTAGCGGCGAAAAGCCAGCAGTATCAGCGCGGGAACTCCACGAGTTTCTAGAGGTAGAAACACCGTACCACAAGTGGTTTCCCCGTATGTGCGAATATGGATTCGCTGAAAATGAGGATTACGCAGTCACGGACATTTTTGTCCATAACCCCGCTGGCGGCCCTCAGAGCATGAAAGATGCCGCCGTCTCTATCGATATGGCCAAGGAGATCTGCATGCTACAGCGGAACGAGAAGGGGAAGATTGCCCGGAAGTATTTCCTCCAATTGGAAAAGGATTGGAATAGCCCGGAAAAGGTAATGGCCCGTGCGCTCCAGATAGCAGATCGAAAGATTAAGATGCTGGAGGCGGAGAAGGAGACCAACCGGCCGAAGGTGCTATTTGCGGACTCCGTGGCTGCCTCCAATACATCCATACTGGTTGGAGAGCTGGCAAAGCTCCTCAAGCAGAATGGGGTGGACACTGGGCAGAACCGTCTCTTTGACTGGATGCGGAACAACGGATATCTGATCCGCAGAGAGGGCACGGATTACAACATGCCCACACAGCGCTCGATGGAATTGGGCCTGTTTGAAATCAAGGAAACCAGCATTACACATGCAGATGGGCACGTTACAGTAAACAAGACTCCGAAGGTGACGGGGAAAGGACAGCAGTTTTTTATCAACATGTTTCTTGGTTGACAACCCACACGGGTGTATCGCTTAACAGGCTGTGACGGCTGGCCGTATCCGAGCCAGAGCTCGACAGTAGGCGGCGATGGTGTACTCCCTTTAGGGCCATATATATAACCCCTACGGGGTTAATATATTGGCCCTCAAAGGGAGTGGGAGTTTGACGAAGCGAGGGGGGTGCGCTGCTACATGGACTACAAAAGCAAAAGATGGCGCGAGCTCTCTCAAAGAGTTATGCGCCGCGATGGCTATATGTGCCAGCTATCTAAGCGATATGGCAAGCGTGTACCAGCAGACCTAGTGCATCACATATATCCAGCAGACGAGTATCCAGAGTATGCGTACTGTGCGTGGAACTTAGTATCACTCTCGCGGAAGATGCACAATATGTTACACGACAGGAACACAAACAGATTGACGGACGAGGGAAAGGCATTACAACGAAGGACGGCACTGCCCGGAGCACCAGGGGTATCCCCCCCGGTCAGTGATTGATGAAAGCACACCCAGGGGAACGGTGAAGGGAACTCTTTCCAACTCTAAACCTAATTTTGACAAAGGGGGATCGCAATGACGGGAAAGCAATGGAAAACTTTATTAGCTCGTCAACTTTCCTCTTTGGGACAGAAGGAGAAGGCATACGAATCTGTGGTATCCTGGAGCAGAGGGATGCGGTTTATGAGCAGTATCAAGCGGAGGGATGCCAGCCGGTGAAGGAGTACACAAATAAGGGAGGGGCAACAAACATCGTCAAAAATCCATTGCTTGTGCTATGGGACGATCTTAACAAGTCCGCTTTGGCGTACTGGCGGGAACTTGGGATGACGCCGAGTAGCTATAAAAAAATGACGGGCGATGCCCCGAAGAAAAAGAAGGCTGGCGGACTTGCCTCTGCCCTCCAAGCTATCGAAGGCTAAGAACTGGCCCACTGTCCTGGAGTACGCCGAATCAATACGGGACGGACGAAAAGTTGCATGTGAGGAGCTGAAACAGACGGTAAACCGTTTTTTTGCGGACTTGGACAACCCTGATTATCAGATGGACCCGAAGGCCCCAGAGTTTTGCATTGGGATTATTGAAAAAACTCTTTGCCACCAGCAGGGTGAGAAGCTAGACGGGACGCCATTGCGCGGCACCCTGTTCCTGCTGGAACCATATCAAAAATTTATAATCTACAATCTGGTGGGATTTAAGCTCAAGGGGACCGATATCGTCCGTTTCCATGAGGCTCTGATTTATATCCCACGAAAAAACGGGAAGACCGGACTAGCCGCCGCGTTGGCGTGGGCACTGTCCCTGCTTTACCGTAAGAGCGGGAGTAAGACCTACATAGCGTCCGCCGCCCTAATGCAGTCGCTTGAGAGCTTCAATTTTTTGAAGTACAACATCAACCGCATGGGAGAGAACCAAAAGGACGGCGGGACCGTCAAAATCATAGACAACAATAACGAGCACAGCATGGAATCAGAATTGGAGGACGGCTCTTTTTTTATCCGGGCCTTGGCTTCCAACCCAGACGCGCAAGATTCTCTTAATGCTTCCTGCGCAATTTGTGATGAAATTCATGCCTTCAAGCAGCCAAAGCAATACAATCTGTTCAAGGAGGCGATGAAGGCCTATACCAATAAGCTGCTGATCGGCATATCTACGGCCGGAGACAACGAGCAGGCATTTTTGGGGCAGCGACTCAAGTATTGCCGGAAAGTGCTGGATAGCACCGTAAAAGACGAGCAGTATTTCATCTTTATGTGTTGTGCGCCGGAGGGAGTGAAGGACGGGAGCGTAGATTTCACAGACCCGCAGATTCATGAGATGGCCAATCCCGGATATGGTATTACCATACGGCCAAATGAAATCCTTAACGATGCATTGCAAGCACAAAACGACCCCCAGCAGCGAAAAGACTTCTTTGCTAAGAGCCTGAATGTCTATACAAATGCGCTTAAAGCTTATTTTGATATAGACGAGTTCAGGAAAAGCGACAGGCAATATGGATGGACGATAGAGCAACTTGCGAAGTTGCCCATTGATTGGTATGGCGGAGCCGACCTATCCAAACTGCACGATCTGACAGCGGCAGCTTTGTTCGGCCGATACAAGGACGTAGACATCATCATCACCCACGCCTTTTTCCCCGTAGTGGCGGCCCATATCAAAGCAGATCAGGACAATATCCCACTATTCGGCTGGTCCGATGATGGATGGTTGACATTGTGCAACAGCCCTACCGTCAATCACGCCGATGTGGTCAACTGGTTTGTGGACATGCGGCGGAAAGGGTTCAAGATACGACAAATAGGCCACGACCGAAAGTTTTGCCGAGAATACTTCATTGGGATGAAGTCTGCTGGATTTAAAATCATAGACCAACCCCAATATTACTACAAAAAATCAGAGGGTTTCCGGCATATCGAACAGAGTGCGAAGGACGGAAATCTCTATTATCTGCATAGCGAAGCGTATGAGTATTGTGTTGAAAATGTGCTGGCAGTGGAGAAAACGGATGACATGATCCAGTATGACAAAGTACAACCAGAACATCGAATAGATTTGTTTGATGCTTCTGTGTTTGCGTGTGTGCGGTATCTGGAAAACCTGGAGAGGGCAAAGAAAGCGAGGGACTGGTTTGGCGAAGATTAAGCAAAGAAGACAAAAGGCAAGAGACGAGCCCCCGAAGAAGCGTGGTGCCGCGTGGCTTTGCTCAAGTGAAGCGTTTGATACGCTGACCTGTCAGGGGTACACGTCATTGTCACACAATCCAGAGATTGCAGCTGGAGTAGATACAATTGCCCGGTTGATTGGGTCTATGACCATCCACCTGATGGAAAACCAAGAAAATGGTGATATCCGAATTAGGAATGAACTGTCGAGAAAGATTGACATAGCACCTAATAGGTACACTACAAGGGAGCAATTTATCCATTGGATTGTGCGTACTCTGTATTTGGAGGGGAATGGCAACGCAGTTGTATGGCCCGACACAAAAAATGGGATTATCCAAGACCTAAACCCCATACCGCCGTCTATGGCCTCTTTTATCCAGGACGGGTGGGGCTACAAGGTTAACATAGGCGGGAAGGAGTATACGCCGGATAGTGTTCTCCATTTTGTGCTCAATCCTGATAGCTGTTTCCCGTGGTTCGGAACCGGATATAGAGTGTCCCTGGCAGATGTAGCTAATAACCTAAAGCAAGCCTCGACTACGCAAAGAGGATTTATGGCATCCAAGTGGAAACCATCAATCATTGTCAAGGTGGATGCTTTGACTGACGAGTTCTCCAGCCAGAGCGGGCGGAAAAAACTGCTGGAAAGCTACGCCATGAGCGGAGAAGCTGGAGAACCGTGGTTAATCCCGGCGGATCAGTTTTCGGTTGAGCAGGTAAAACCTTTGACGCTGTCCGACCTTGCGTTGGACGCGATGGTTACGCTGGACAAGCGCACTGTGGCTGCAGTGTTGGGTATCCCGCCATTTGTGCTGGGAGTAGGCGACTTTAACCGAGATGCATGGAACAACTTCGTAAACACGACTATCATGCCGTTAGCTCGGTCGCTCGAGCAGGAAATGACGAAAAAACTTCTGTATTCGCCTGGATGGTTTTTCCGCTTTAACTCCTGGAGTCTATATTCCTACAGCATCAATGAGTTGGTTTCCGCAGGTGCTGAAATGGTTGACCGGATGGCGTTGCGGCGGAATGAATGGCGCGGCTGGCTCAATCTGCCGCCAGACGCGGAAATGAATGAACTTTTGGCGCTGGAAAATTATCTGCCAGCCGACCGGCTGGGCGATCAGGGGAAACTGGTTCAGAACGGAGGTGAAGGAGATGGAACATAGGTATATCCCGATGGACAAGATGGAGGCCAGAGAAGATGGTGGAGACCTCTACATTGAGGGGTATTTTGCTGTATTTAATTCCGTTTATGAGCTTTGGCCGGGAGCCACTGAGAGTATCGCTCCTGGTGCATTTGACGACAGTGTGAGCGATGATGTGCGGGCCCTGTATAACCACAATACGGATCTTGTGCTGGGCCGCACCTCCGCAGGGACTATGGAAATTAAGCAGGATAGCCGAGGGCTGTGGGGACGCATTAGGATTAACCGGGATGATAGCGACGCGATGAACGCTTACGCAAGAATCCGGCGGGGAGATATTACCGGGTGTTCTTTTGGTTTTGATATCGCAGATCAGGAAACCGAGTACAGGGAAGACGGAACGGTACACTGGACGATTAAGCGGGTATCCCCGCTATACGAAATCTCACCGTGCACGTTCCCGGCCTATCAGGATACTACAGTATCTGCCCGCAAGCATGATTTAGAGGAAGCCAAGCGGAAACGGACAAAACTGTGGAAAAGAGCGATGTTTGAAAAGTTAAAGACATGCTGAAAGGAGAAGACAATGTTAAAAGTGCTAATGCTCCGGCGGTCTATTGACGCCAAAAAGGCAGAGCTGGCAGAGCTGGAGGCCAAGGATACTGAGTTCCAGACGCGAGAGGCGGAGCTCGAGGCATCAATTAACGAGGTGGAGCCCGGAAACGCTGAGCAAGAGGCTGTAGTGGAGGCCGAAGTAGAGAAGTACGAAAGCGAGAAAGCAGAGCACGACGAGAAAAAGCAGACCTTAAGCTCCGATATTGAGCGGCTGGAAAACGAACTGGAGGAGATCGAGCGAATGGCCCCCAAACCTCAATCTCCGGAGAAAAGCAAAAAGAATGAAACTGTGAGAGGTGATACCAACATGGAAATGATGAACATTCGTGCCCTGCCTATGAACCGCCGGGCCTTTGATGCTCTGCCTGGAGAGAGGCGTACCGCGATTCTGGCGCAGGAGGATTCCAAGGCGTTTCTGGAGCAGATGCGTAGCCTTAAGGGCCAGAGCAGAGCTGTCACGGGTACTGAGCTGACAATCCCTATCGTGTTCCTGGAGCTAATTGCAGAAAACATGTTCCGGTATTCCAAACTGCTCAACCGGGTACGGGTGCGCAATGTAACTGGAGAGGCGCGCCAAACTATTGCCGGAACTATCCCGGAGGCAGTTTGGACGGAAATGTGTGGAGCTATCAATGAGCTGTCTTTCGGGTTTAACCAGATTACTGTAGACGGCTATAAGGTAGCTGGGTACATTGCGGTGTGCAACTCGATTTTGGAGGACAGCGACGTAAATCTCGCTTCCTGGATTGTCGAGATGATTTCCGAGAGCATTGGATTGGCAATGGACAAGGCGATCCTCTATGGCAAGGGCTCGGCGTCCCGTATGCCGCTCGGCATTGTTACCCGGCTGGCGCAAACTGCCCGCCCCAGTGATTATCCCGCCTCTGCGCCCGAATGGGTGGATCTGCACGAGAGCAATATCAAGAAGATCGGCGGCGATAGCGTAACCGGCGCTGAGTTTTGGGCGGCGCTGATGGAGGCAACCGGCAATACATATACAACTTATAGCCGTGGAGAACAGTTCTGGGCGATGAACAGTAAGACACACGCAAAGCTGCGATCTAAGCTTATTACCTTTACGGCCAGCGGCGATATTGTCGCCAATTTGGCAGGAACCCTCCCCATTATCAACGGCAATGTCGACATCCTGGAGTTTATGCCTGATGGCGATATTGTGGGTGGCTACGGCGAACTGTATCTCCTGTCTATGCGCGCAGGTATGACGATTGAGCGGTCTACTGAGGTTCAGTTCCTCCAGGACAACACGGTATATAAGGGCAAGCAGAGAGCGGACGGCCAGCCCATCATCCCAGGCGCATTTGTGGCAATCAATATCAACAATCAGTCGGTGACTACTGCAATGACCTTCGCGGCAGATACCGCCAACGATGCACAGCTCCAGGACTTGGCGATTGAGGGCGTGACGCTGACACCGTCGTTTGACCCCACAAAGCTGACCTATTCCGGCGGCACCGCGGCCAAGAACAGCGCAAAGGTCGAGGCCACAGCGGTGCAGCCTGACGCCAAAGTAACTATTGCTGTAAACGGGAAGAACCTGCGCAATGGCGGCACTGCTACCCTGACAGCATCCGCATCTAATACGATTGCAGTTACCGTGCAGCAGGGCAATGCAGTAAGAGTATATACCGTTACCGTGACGGGCGCAGCGGGGGGTTGAATCCCCCCGGCCGCGCTCGCGGGTACGGGGGACGTAAAAAAGCGAGCCCAAAGAGTGGAGGGGTAGAGAGTGACCTATGAAGGAATTTTGAGCATGCTCAAAGTAGACTTACAAATTTCTACGCCTCGAATGGATGAATATTTGCGAGACCTAATCTGGTCAGCGCAGTCTCTGATTACAACCGAGGGGATAAACCTTGACCTGTGCAATCAAGAAGATTGCATGTTGACGGAGATGTATGCGGCTTATCTATACCGTAAACGCCGGGAAGATACAACGGGTATGCCGCGTATGCTTCGGTGGGCGCTTAACAACCGCCTGTTTTCTCAGAAAGCGAGGGAGACGGATGGATGATGTGCTGGTCTTGATTGGGGCGGACATCCAGACCAACGACTTGCTGGAGCAGGTGGAGGGGGACGGCACTCGATCGGAGGTGTTCGGCCGCGTGGAGTCTGTGACCCGTGCGGAATGGTTCGAGGGTGGCCGGGAGGGCATGAAGCCCGCTCTGGTATTTATCACCCCGGCAGTCAATTACAGCGGTGAACAGGAGGCCGAACTACAAGGTGTGCGCTACCGCATCTATCGCACCTACCGAAAGCGGGATACCGACGAAGTGGAGCTGTACCTGGAGGAGAAAGCTGGTGCAGCCAATGGCTAGAATCCGGCTGGATGCTCTGGCAGACGCTATCGGGGCGGAGCTCTCCAGCTATGGCGAAGAGGTCACGGATGAGGTCAAGCGCGTGGTCAAGGCCGCTGGAGAGGACTGCAAAAAGGATATACAACGCCGGAGCCCCAAGCGCACAGGGAAGTATAGGAAGGGTTGGCGCTCTACCGTGGCCTATGAGGGGGCGGACGGCATCAGGGTCAGAGTTTACAATGCGACTGACGGACAACTTACCCACCTGCTGGAGAATGGTCATGCAAAGGTAGGAGGTGGCCGGGTGGATGGCACTCCACATATCCGGCCCGCTGAGCAGGCGGTGGAACGCGAATTGATGCAGAAATTGAAGGAGGCGCTGCAATGACGCAGAAGGAATTAGCCCAGCGCTTAGCTTCAACGGGGCTGCCGGTAGCCTATCAGGCTTTCCGCACCCGGCAGGCCCCGCCCTTTGTCTGCTATCTGTTCTCATACGATAGCCAATTTTATGCGGATAATGGGATGTATTTCTCCGCTGGTCGCTATCAAGTGGAGCTCTATACCAGCAAAAAAGATCCGGTAATCGAAGCCAGAGTAGAAGCGGTTTTGGCTGGGTTGTGCTGGGAGAAGTCTGAGGAGTACATCGACGAGGAGAAAATCTATCAGATTACTTATGAAATCGAGGTGTGATTATGCCTGCCAATAAAGCTAATAAAGTAAAGTTTGGTCTCAAAAATGTGCATTACGCCATGCTGACTGAGGAAGAGGGAGAAGTCACATACGGCACTCCAGTACGTATCCCAGGTGCGGTCAATCTGTCCATGGACGCCCAGGGCGATACCAGCACATTTTACGCCGACGATATGGCCTACTATGTCACTGCGGCAAACGACGGCTATAGCGGTGACCTGGAGATTGCCTTGATTCCAGACAGTTTCCGCAAGGATGTTTTGCAGGAAAAAGAGGACACAACGGACAAGGTGCTGGTGGAGAACGTATCTGCGGAGCCCAAGCCCTTCGCCCTTCTTTTTGAGTTTTCTGGCGATCAGAAGGCTGTCCGTCATGTGCTCTACAACTGCGCGGCTACTCGGCCCAGCCTGACCGGTGCCACCACCACCAACACCAAGGAACCCAGCACGGAGACTATCACTATCACGGCCTCCCCGCTCTCCAGTGGCGTGATCAAGGCAAAGACTACCCCGGATACGCCGGACGAGAAGTATAACGCATGGTATCAGAAGGTCTGGCAGCAGGCTACTGTTGGAGTTTAACAATGGAAAAGACAATCAAAATTGATGGGCGCGATATCCTTTTTCGAGCCACGGCGGCCGTCCCTCGACTCTACCGTATCAAGTTCGGCCGAGACATCATGCAAGACATGCGTGATTTACAGACTGCCATAGAGAAATCAGAGAGTGGGGATCAGCCCATCCCAGTGAAGATGCTGGAGGTATTCGAGAATGTGGCCTATTTAATGGCCCGCCACGCAGACCCGGATATGAAAGAGCACAGTGTGGAGGAGTGGCTGGACACCTTTGGCACCTTCTCCATCTATGAGGTATTCCCGCAGCTGTTGGAGCTTTGGCAGCTTAATAACCTATCCATCGGAGAAAGCAAAAAAAAACGAACCCAGTAGACCGGGAAATGACCACGGCCCTGTTCTTGCTGCGAGCGGCACAATTGGGTATACCGATCCGGGATCTAGAACTGCTGACCATCGGCATGGTGACCGACATGCTGATTGAGGCGGGGAACGACGATTGCGAGTATGACCGTTTGCCCACGCAGGCGGATTTTGACGGGTTTTAGGGGGGTGTCAGCATGGCGCGCAACCGAATTAAGGGCATCACCGTAGAGATTGGCGGCGATACTACAAAACTGGACAAGGCTCTGGCTGGCACTAATAAGCAGCTCTCTGCCACGCAAAAATCACTGAAAGATGTGGAGCGACTGCTTAAACTTGACCCTGGGAACACAGAGCTGTTGGCACAGAAGCAGCAGCTACTTGCGCAGGCAACAGAAAGCACGGCACAGAAGTTGGAGACATTGCGACAAGCGGCACAGAGTGCCGACGCCGCGCTCCAAAGGGGACAGGCATACCAAGAAAAATACGAACCGCTCAAAGCGGAACTGGATGCAGTAGCAGCCTCAATGAAGGGCATGGAGGCAAATGCCGCCGCCATGAATGCCAAATTAGAGGCTGGGCAGATTTCTACCGACCAGTATGATGCCTTCAACCAAAAATTGGAGGAAACCCGCAAGAGATATCAAGAACTCCAGCAAGCGGTCAAAAAACTAGATAAAGAGTTTGCTGGAGCAAAGATAGACCGAGGCCAGTATGATGCCCTCCAGCGCGAGTTAGCGGAAACAGAACGAGAATTGAAGGACACACAAAAAGCTTTCGGTAATTGTGCCAGCGGGATGGACGAGTTCGGCAGGAAGGCTGAAAATGTGTCTCAAAAGGCTGGAAAGATTAAAGATGCCTTCGCACCAGTAACGGCAACGATCGGAGGGATAGGAGCGGCCGTATTGGCTACGGTTCCTGCAACAGAGGAGTTCCGCGCTGACCTCTCGCTCCTAGACAACAACGCTCGTCAGGCGGGGGTAGGTATTGACGCGGCACGCCAAGCATTTATGGATTTCAATACTGTATCTGGTGAAACTGATAGCAGTATCGAAGCCGTATCCAACTTACTCCAGGCGGGATTTACTGAGAGCAATCTGCAAATCGCAGTTGAGGGGCTCGCCAATGCTGCGGCAACATTTCCCGACACCCTAAAGATTGAGAGTTTGGCGGACAGCCTGCAAGAAACACTTGCCACAGGTTCGGCCACAGGACAATTTGGCGAGCTGTTGGACCGTCTTGGATATGGCGCGGAAAACTTCTCTACAAATCTGGCCCTCTGCAACACAGAATTAGATCAACAGAAGCTGGCTCTGTCTGTGCTTGTAGATGGCCCTCTGCGTGGAGCATATGAAGGATGGCGTCAAAACAACGAGGGTTTGGTCCAGAATAGAGAAGCCAGTCTGAAATTACAAACGTCCATTGCAGAACTGGCCGAAAGTGTGCAGCCACTTGTGACTCAATTAACGGAACTGGCGACACAGTTCTTGGATTGGTTTAACGGATTGGATAGCGGAACTCAAAAAGTAATTGTT